GAGTACAGACGAAAAATTCATTATTTGATAGATCAACGCGAACGACTTCAACGTTTCTTTGTGTTATTCCTGCCCATGAAATGAACCCAATCGTTTTTTCTCCGACCGGAGAAATAGAAATTGCCCAGTTGTCGATACCATTTTGATAATCGTCAACGAGTTCTTGAAGAGTCTTTTTGACGCCACTGAACAAAGGAATTCTTGTGTCGAGAGAAAGACAACGACGAGGCAACCAAAAATCTTCAACCATTGCGATGTTTTGTCTTGAATCGGCTAATTCGCCAGTCTTCGCGTTATAGACGATCTTGTTTCTAAACTTCGCAATAACGTTTTGAAGATACGCTTCCGCTTTCGCATTTGGAAGATTGCCAACGTCGATATAGAAGATTCGTCTTTCTGGTGCACGCGAGACACGATAAACAACAATCGAGTCTTCCAGCATCTTTAACTGATTCACAGTCTTAATTGCAGAATGAAGATAGGAGATAACGTTCTTTCGATTCTCGTCTAATAGACCAGAAGGCACAAAGATGATGGAATCTTTATGAATTTTAAGTTGCTGATGAATAGACGATCCGGTTGCTTTATTCTGAATTCCACCGATACCTTCGTCATAAAGATAATAATCTTCTTTTGTGGTATAGACTTTCATTCGAGTTTTCTGGTCAATCTTTTCTTCTACTTCTTTGATCTTTTTGATATAGCTTGGATCAAATTTACGAAGTTCGAGAATCGTTGACTTCTTATCATCCGGAATGATATGATAAACGAGACGACCATCAATATACCATTCTTTAAATATATCGTGTCCTAATTTCATGAAATCGTATAAGGAAAGAATGTAATCGAATTCTTCCCTTATCGCATTTTTGACTTTCTCGGAGATTTCTGCGTCATCTAATGAAATTTCGACTGGAGCGAAATCGTCATCGGATAGAATCGCTTCGTTTGTGATTTCGGAGATAGCTTGTTCGCATTCTGGATATAGCGCCATTTCTCGATATCGTCTAATTCGAGAAATGTCAGAAATATCTGAAGCACCAGAAAAATCTTGCGTATACGCAATCTGATGGGCACCGGAAGCGACAGCAACATATGAACCGCTATCATCGGCGGAAGGCGGTATGATAGACTCTATATCGTCTAATTGTTTCTGGCGTTTACTCTCTTTATTTGGTTTTAGATTGAATCCAAATAAGGAAAATTCCGTCGATTCAAAAATATCATCTGGCGAAAGTGCATCATTTTGTTTTGTCGTCATAGTAATCCTATCTATTCATTGAAGAAAATTATTAACGATAATTATCGAACTGAACCACCATTACCACTGGCAACCCAGTAATCATATTCAATGACGACAGGAAATTCTTCAACTGTATTAGAAGAATCCGAAGCAAGTGAAATTTCGCCAATGTTTTGAATCCAACAACCAACAAATGTATAGGTTCTTAGCGTTAGACCTTGTTTATCGAGTTGTTCAACGAACATATCAGACTTATAGCTTGCTGGTCTTTGATCACCAATGTTTTCTTCGTGACTATTAAGATTTAATGACATCCACTGTTCAAGAACTCCGCGAACACCGAAATCTGTATCGTTGATAACAGTAACATTCCATGGTTGAAAGGTTCTGTCGCCAGCGAGTTTGACTACACGACCACGAAAAGGGACTTCAACGGTTGCGACATCAGAAGGTGGAATTGATGCAGCCTTACAAAGAAAAGAAGTCTTTTCCGGAAGTTGTGGACCACCCTGAAGCAATAGTGTTGCACGAAATAGGTTAGCGCGTGCTCCACCACCGTCCAAGCGAGCTTTAAATTCTTCGACGAACATTGACATGATTGAGGTTTCTCCGGAAATAATCTGATAGTGAGAGTTTTGTTTTATTTATCTTTGTATTTATTTATAAACGCGAAACTATCATTTGGCTTTGTTTTTCTTGGTTTTTAGTTTCAAACCCGACGTTTTCTTTGCCGTATTCAATAGCGTCAAATATTTTTTCAATACAGCAGGTTTGATTTTTGCCGCAAACGCGATTTCATGAGTTTCAGTAGTTTTCGTATACAAAAATGTCACCGATGTACCATCAATATCGCGTTCAATGATTACTCCGTCTCCATAAGATTCTACATCAGAAGCCCAATAAATTTGTCTGTCATCTAATATGACTTGATTGTCGTAAAAGACAAATCTAATCTGTTCTTCTGGAACCTCTTTCATTCTTTCATTCAACAAAAATCCTGAATAAGATACTGAACTATTTTCTTCTATTCCGCTTTCTTTTTTCACTTTGGCAAAATCGTCCGAGTCGCCTAATACGACTTCATATGCTGTTAAAATTTTCAATTGATGATTTGGTTCAAAAACGCACCATTCTGGTGAACGAATTGGTCCCCATGATTCCAAACCCGCAGCTTTGTAGTTTTTTCCATTTTTCCCTAGCTGAGAATCCATCTGAAGAATGTATCCGCGTGTTCCTTTCTTTCTGGTAAAACCGGAGTTTCCAACATATTGACACGCTTTATCTATCTTATTAGAAAAGTATACTCCATTTCCAAGCATCTTGCCTGTAGTCATAGCAGAATCTTTTATGATTCTGAATCCGAATCGAAGAATCATTGACGCGCCAATTCCACCCGTCCCGTGATATGAGGGAATGATGTTTTGGTTCTCTATTCCGAGATCTTTCATTCTTTGTGTGAATTCTTCATATTGATCGGCTGGAAGACTCACACTAAACGAACGTTTGAAGATCGGATAAACGTTACCATGCTTTCCTGCATAATTCTGAAGAATATGATAATAGTTTTTTAATGAGAGTTCTTTTTTGGAGAGATTTTCTTCTGTGACTTTTGGTTCTGGAACCTTGATGCCCTGTTGTTTGATTGCGTCTTTTATCTTCTTGTTATATGTTGTGAAGGTATCAAATTTGCTTTTTCTTGGAAGTTTGTCGACAATAAAATCTGCAACAGAGACATTATTATAAGACAGTATTTCTCGAATTCTACCCGAAGATAATTGCTCAAGAAAAGAGATTGTACCAGTTTCGAATGAGTCGTCTAAAACTTCAAATGCTGTTATTCTCTCTCTGACTTTATCTTGTTGATATTTGTCAAGTGAAGCATAAAATTTGTCAATAAGATCAGGATGTGACTCAGCATGATCGAAGAACATGTTTGCGAAAGTTTCTATAACCGCAGCTTTTTCTTCTCTCTTTATGCCTTTCATGCCTTCTTTATCGAAGAATTTTCTAAAAATGCTGTCGGGGTTTTCGACAGATGATTTTAAAATCTCTAAGGTTTGATCCTTTGATAACTGAATTAGAAAGTTGAAGATCTCTTGTTTTGATTTCCCTAGGCTGTAGAATATGTCTTTTTGTGGATTCAGTTTTTCTATTTCTTGTAGAACCATGAAATAGAATTCACTCTTTTTATCTGGATTGGTCGAGAGAATAGCGTTATTTAAGAAAACGCTCGCATAGACATTTACTTTGTCTTGTGTTTCTGTTACATTTAACACATCAAGATTCTTTTTGTACCATTCTATTTCAGCTTTCGGATCGTCTAGTTTAAACCCTCGATCATTGTCATAAATTCGATGCCTAAGAATGAGAATGTTTTTTCTGTTTTGCATCGTGATAGTTCCATCTGGAAACTCCTTCGCCTTTTCGATCACTTTGTCATAAAAGTCTTTTCCTGCTAATATGGGATCGGGTTTTGTTAAATTGGATAAATTGAGTCGGTAGAAATCTTTCCACGGATCCCATTCAAATATCTTATCTAGAGCCTTGTCCGCATGTTTTTGGTATACGTTCACGCACGCCTGAACTATTTTTTTCGAGAAATCTTCGGGGAGTTTGAATATGACGTAATTACCCATTGCGATATTTTTAAGTCGCCCTATCGCTTCAAGTTTGTCTTCTATCGGGCTTTGATTCGTTTCAACAAAAGACTCTAATGACTTTTCGAGTTCGACAAAATTTTCTTCGTCTGCGTCAAAATCAGAATGATATTTAACTACAGGCTCGAAAAATCTGTTTGCGTCTCCTGTATAGTCGTACCATCCAAACATCTTGCTCGCAGATAATTGAGAATTAACATGATAACTCGTTACGCGAAGAAATAGATTTCCGGCAATAAGACCGTTGCTGAACACCGGCATATTAGATGAACTAGATACATCTAGAAAACCGGATGCATCTTTTACATAATAAATTTTTTCTATGAACTTGTCATTCAACTCCAAATAATAGCGAGTCAGACTATTATTTCTAAACGCTTTTGCTTTTGCTTTATTTGGGTAGAATTGATAAAGATGTTTTTCAACAAGGAGTTTTTGTTCATTTTTTCGAAAGATTTCTACCAATTCATCAGGGATCTCATCATATTGTACGGAAAAATGATACCAATCGGAAAAGCGTCTTCTGATGGAATCCGAATCCAATTTTGCCATCGCTTCCGACAGATTTGACCAGAATAGTTTTCTCGCGCCTTGTTCGTCATATGAAAGGTTTGCTTTGTCGAATGCTTCTCTTATTCGACTGATATCGACGATACCACCTTTTATAAAAAGTTCTACAAGTTCTTCCTGAATTTCACCGGACACAGAAATCATCAAGATGTTGTACATCAATTCAGATGTATAAGGAAAATCTTCGTATGTTTTAACAGGCTCTTGAGGCTCTTGAATCACTGGTTCAACCACTGGTTGAGTTGCCACTTGATCAACAGAAGAACCCGACTCATCATACTCTTGATCAATTTCGGGTATTTTTGTGAATTTCGCTCTTAGCGCCAATGGAGAAAATTCTCCAGTGATCTCTTTGAATTTGTTTCTAATTTTGAAAAGACGATAAGCGAGTCTAGGAAGCGTTTCGTTGGGATCATCGACATATGTTCGATAAATCTTTCGAACTTCCGGAGAAAGATTTTGCTGAAAGAAGCCCACTTTCATATTAGCGAGCCATTCTCTAATATAGGTTTCGTCTATGGTAGTCACTGTTCCCATCTTCATCTTCACCAAGAATTTGGTGATTTGATTGAGATGATCCTGTAGACGAATAACCTTCTTTTCGTGTAGAAGTTTGATGATCAATGAAGTGTCATTGTTATCTTGATTGATTTCGGTCGGACGAAGTTTCTTGTCCTTTTTGAAATAACCCAAGACGAGTTTTGGATTAGATGCACCAGAAAATGCACCAAGACTGCCAAGAAAAGAAAAAACAAAAGCGTCAGCTAATACATTGTCGTTTGCCAAAAGATCTTTTTTCTCTTGATCGTTTGTGAAAAGAGAGTTCTCTTTCAGAAACTTTTCTTTTAGTCTATTGACAATTCTCTCGTTCGCTTCGTCTTTTTTCGTCATGCGGGCTACTTTATTGTGATGAGTTGATTGCTCTATTTATGTGGTTTTCTAGTTATAATGAATTTTTCATTACCGCAATCATAATAGCGTCTATATCCAGCTTCTTTCATGATTTCTTCTTCGGTCTTTTCATCGGAGTATATCTCTTGGAACTTTTCTTTTAATTTGTGTTTTTGAAACATCATTCGTGAATAGAGTTTGTTGGCGTCTTTAAACCAATAAAAATAGTTGGGTTCCGTGACTCCCTTTGATTCAAATCCAACTCTTCTATAGGAATCACCATTTCCATGATGAAGATCTACAAATGAAGAAATTTTGTTAATATGAGAGTATTGACTGAATACGTAATTCAAAAACTTGGAAAAGCCGCCCACGATAGATGTATTTAATTGAGAACAAAACCGAATGATTTCAAATGATTCATCTCGATCAAATCTAGAAGACGATAAAGAAATGACAGAAACTAATTCTTCGTTGTAAAATGCACCAAGTTTGATTGATGCTGCACAGTATCCTTTAATATGGTTATTGTCCGTAAAGTCTCTGTACTCTTTCGATGTAATCTCCCTAATCATCGTTTTGCGTGAAAAAATCCGTTTCGACAACCCTAATTTATTCTTAATCATACTGAAGACGATATCTGATTTGGAGTTCACGTCCAAGTCTGTGAATTGTAATAGTGTTATATTTTCTGACGCACACATATCAAGTTTATTCTTGTGTTTATATTTGTCATCACTGTGCCAATATATACCGTTAATCTCTATTCCAAGTCTTTTCTGTGGAATGAAGATATCAACACTCTTCATCGAATCTTTTAATCTATACCCGTGAACAACTTCTCCATCATAAACTTCTTTTATCTTCTCAATAAGATCATACTCAAGCGAAGATTTTGTATGCGGTTGACATTTCGGACAACGAATATCATCTTCGCTTCTGCCATTTTTTAACCATTTTTCAAAAATTGTGTTACAAGCCTTACAAGAAAACTTCCAAGGGTTTTCGTTGATTCCGCGTGATTCGATTATCTCGAATTCGCCTTTCTTTTCAATTTCAGAAGAAACTTTTTCAATAACGTTGAACTTCTTATTTTTTGATGCAAGTTTCTTGCCGCATTCTGAGCATCTTTCGGTGTAACCATTTTCAAACGATATAAACGATAGCATATTTTTATTGCATTCTGAACATATTTTGTTGTTAAAATCTCCGTCAAGATAAAGAAGATCGTAACAATATTGGCTTACTTTTATTCCATAAACTTTAGCTTCCGATGAAATAAACCTCGCGATGTCAGATTGAGATGAAGTTATTATACGAAGTTTTAACCCGGAATCAAGTTTTGATTGAATGAATTTTCGTTGCTCAACCAACGAAAATTTTGGAAGAATGCGTTCTTTCCTTTCTTTGATCGTTCTTGAAAACGTCTCTTTTGCTCTAGTAACGACTTCTGTGGTTTTTGAACACTTCATATTACCGCAAGTTGCTTTGAACACTTTGTCACGATCATTGGAAAATTGGAGATTCTTTCCGCAACGACAAAACAATTGTTTTGTCGGAAATCTAATGAATTTGAGTCTTTGTGTTAAAGTTACTTCGGGGAAGTATTTTGATAGTTCCAAAGTCTCTTTTTCTATTAAAGAGATTTCTTCCGAGGAAAGAAGATTGAGTCTTTTTGGGGAGAGTCTTCCGTCAGATGTCAAACATTTGTTTAGTATGTCTTTGATATTCATGTTAAAATTCGCCTAGAGATTTTTGTATATTATACTCCAATCTCTAGGCGAATACAACTTTATTAACTCACAGCTTCGTTCTTCATTCCGACAATTTCTTCAAATACCACGCCTGTACGAACGGCGATGAAATTCAAGGAAATGTAATTGATTGATCTTGCTGGTTTTATGTAGATATCAGCAACAAATTGACCAGAATCAATAATTTCTGGAGTATTGTTGCTCTCGTCACAGACCACTTTAAAATCAAAAATACCACGTCTTCCTTTCACTTCTCTCAGATAAGGCTCAACCATATTCTTGAATTGTGCGCGAGTGAAAGAATCATTGAATTCAAAGAGATAATACTTAGCAGCAGTCGCAATCGCTTTTTCAAGAATATTGAAAAGTCGACGAACGTTGATTCTATCAAATGCAGAAGGACGCGCTAAGAGAGTTTTATCACCAAAAAGAACCGTACCCTGACCGGGAAATTGAACAACAGGGTTAATACGGTTTTTGTATAGCTCATCACGATCTGTTTTGCTTGGGTTATATGCCAACTTGGCGATATTTGTCATCTGACCACGATTAAGACCGGCTGGACTCCACCAAGGATCACGAACTCGATCAGTGTATGCACAAAGACCGGCAGTGTGACCAGAAGCGCCAATCCAACGATACTTGTCATTGTATTTGTCGTAGACTTTAACTGCACCAGACTCGATAACACCAAAAGAAGATGACATCAGACCTTCGGCAAATTCAATAACCCCATCAGGAGAAGAGGAATCTACAGATCCGTTTACACCGAACAATGGTGGCGAAACAAGCGCAATACAGTCGTGACGATCTCTTGCAATTGCAATGAGATAGTTCGCATATGCGCGAGCATCAATCAAAGTTTCGTCTGGCGGAGAACCACCAATCAAAAGATTGATGTCAACGATTTCTGCATCAGCAAACAAGTCATATGCTGCAAAAATTTCCTGATTTCCCGAAGCAGTACCATCTAATCCACCACTGAATTGATAAGTTGCGACTGCTTCTGTGAATTCAGCAGGAGAACCACTTTCAACAATATGCGAAGCATGATAGAATGCATCGTTTGCGTCATTCTCAATAACATATTCAGCAGTCTTTCCAGCATTGTTTGCCGAAAGATTTGGGTCTAGATCAAGAAAATGAATGTAGCGTGAAGCACTACGAATCACGTCAGCAAAATAGTTTGAAGCGCCGTCTTCGTTCTTCGCGTTTCCAATCAGAGACATATATTCGAAACGTTCTAGAACGTTCCCAACGATTCCCGAGAAAAGACCATATTCGTCGACAACAACCAGATGCATTTCGTCGTTGATGACATTCTTATCAACCGCGAAAGGACTTGTTTGCGGCGGACCATTGAATAGATCGTTATACGCCCAGGATTCAAAATCTGCTTCTGAAGCAAGGCAGTAGGAAATTTTCAGACCATTTCCGATGATACCGGGATATCTTGCGGCAAAATAACCATTGTTATCGTATGATGATGAATCATAATGAAGATCGTTTTTGATCAGAAGCGTTCCACCAAGAGTTGATGCATTATTTGCACCATCTTGAAGACTTCTGACTAATTTAAGGTTATTTGAATACTGTAGAAAAGATGCAGCAGTCAAAAAATATTTGAAGTTTTCGTCTGTTGGTTTTCCGAATCGATCCGCCATCTGACTTTCATCGGAAATGGTGTTGATGTCGAGCACTGGACCCCAAGGAAAATCTCCGGCATAAGCGCCGATAGATGTAGCGACCGATGGGATCACAGCTGTCAAATCGAACTCTCGGATTTGCACTGCTGGTGATAGCATGAAATTAGCCACGTATATATTCTCCTAAAATGAAATTAAATGATCTGTTTTTCTTTATTTTATTTATGAAATCTGCATTTTATGTCGGATTCATTCTAAGAGTTAAACGTAGAAATAATCTTCGTAATTCAGGCTCTTGCATCTTCCTGATAGAGTCGTGTATTTTATTCCAGTTTTTATAGATGCGTCTCTAATACTAGGATATTCGATACCTTCAATCGAAACTCGCCATGATAGTTACTCCTAAAAATTATCGAAGAAATGTCTAGAGCCGGTAAGGACTGCGAATCCTGTGACCGGCTTTTTCTATTTATACAATTAGGAGATTTCTTGCCACATTTGACCAGCAAACTCTTCCATTGTATTGATTTTGGTTATGTGATCTAATGTAAAATCGTTTGATGGATCATTTGACCCTAGAATTCCAATCGGAGCTAATTCATCCTGAAGATTGTCCATTTGTTTTCTGAACATTTCTTCTCTGATATTGATGTCCGTCAAAGATTGAAAGAAATCCGTTGAAGACAACCAAGCAAAGATAACGCAACTCATTACCATATCATCGTGATTTGTTCCGGATGCGGCGAAGGAATTGCCTTTTGTGACAAATGTGGTCAATTCTTTTATCGTTTCTTTGTCATAAAGGAGAAGCTGATTTTGCTCGATCAAATCTTTTAGAGTTGAACAACCGACCGATTTTGTCCGACGATTCATTTCCAGACCAGCGACGTGTTTTTTCGCTTTTATTTCCGAAAAGACGTTTTCGTATTCCATGTCTTGAATTAAAGAGTTAGCGACCATCGCGCCGTTGTCGTTTGACTCAATAATTGTATAGGCATTGTTGTATTGAGTAGCGTATTTGAATATGACAGACGAATAAAGAAGCGGCGAGATGTCGTTATCTCTGAAAACTGCGACTTGTTCAAATGGTCTAGTTGTGATGTCAATAATTGAAAAGGTTGAATAGTCTTGCCCGCGACCTTTGGCGACATCAACCGACATAACATAGTCATGATCTTCAACTGGTTCTCGATATATTCTCAGCGTTTTTTCTTCATTCTCGTATATCGGTTTTTGTGCTGACATCATCATCAGCTTATTGCCATCGATTAGCGTGTTTCCAGTACCAAGAAAGAAGTTTTCGTGTTCTTGAGAAAATTGTCTTTCGCTACTGTTGCGAATAGTTTCTCTCTTCCATTCTTCTGTTCGACCCGGAACTCTTCGCCAATCAACACTGACGGGCGTATATTCATTTGACTTTGTGACCGCGCCCGTCCACAAAGTATGAAAAGGATTTCCCATTCCGTTGGCTGTAGAAGTGATAATAATTTTTGTGGTTTTACCGGAAGAAATAACTGGATATGTGCTAGTGTAAAAAGTTTCTGCGTTATTGACGAAAGCAAACTCGTCGAGATAGATGATCGAACAACTCATTCCACGAATAGACGATGATGATGTTGAGCGAGCGACCAACTTAGTATTATTTGAAAATGCAATTGAACCTTTATTTAAAACCTTGCAACCGGGCTGAAGAAAGAATGGGATGTTTTCTAATGCCAACGTAATACGAGAAAGAATTTCTCTCGCAGTGTCACCTTTGTTGGCAAGTATCGCAACAGTTTTATTTGAATGAAATAGCGCATACCAAAGCAAATAAGATGCCACACTGATTGTTTTTCCAATTTGTCGAGAACATAGTGCAATAGAAAAACGATTATCGTGAAATACACTTAACATTTCCTTCTGATAATCATACAATCTGAATGGAACCAATCCATCGTCTAGATTGATGACCTTAATGTATTTTTCGATGAAATAGATTGGATCTTCTGAACACTTCTTATATTCTAAGATCGATTCTTTAGTCCATTCTTCAATAACACCATCTCTCTTGATGTTGGAGTTGCCGAGATAGGTATTATTTGGCGTCTCGCCACGATTCACGTTTCGCATGATGTTTGAACGATTATTAAGGCGTAGATGAGAAGGTTTTGAATATAAAAGATGAGATTGATTGTGCAATCGATTCTGGAGCAAAAATAGTATGAATTGCACCAGCAATGATCACAATCGCTCCAAGAGAATATGCAATCCAAAGACCAACTTTCATTACTTTTTGAAAGTTTTCTAGTTGTTCTGTCGTGTCTTTGTGTCTTCGGTCAATTTCGAGATTTTTTTCAACCGCTTCCTTGTGTTTTTCTGATGCGGCCTTCAAAAAATACTCTTCCATATCATGAATATGTTTCTCAAAATTGCTATTGACTCTTTCGATAGATTGAAGTATGATTCCCGTCTGAGTCTGAATCGATTCAACCGTAATTTTCAGCGAAGAAATTTCGTTGTGGATTTTTTCGTTCTTGGTGTTTTGCGATTCAATGAAACTTTCTAAAACTTTGATTTGTTTTGTGTGAGTTTCAAAGTTGTATTTAAGCCGTTCGAGCACAAGAAATTGCGCTCTTATTTGTTCGTGCGCAGAATCAAGAGATTTTTCGATTTGTTCTATTTTCGGTAGAAATGTGCAATCAACATCGGCTAAATTTTCGGAAGATGCTTTATAACCAATTCGACGATTTCTTGCATCAGCTAAAGTGATCTCTTCTCTTAAACGAGAGTTTTCAATCTTTGCAGAGAATTCTTCGTCATCTAAAAAACTCATATCTCCTTCTTCTTTTGCCTCTATTTGGTTCTCAAATATTTCCTTTTCTTCTTTTAGTATATCCGACATCAATACGTTTCGCTTTTTTGACTTGTTTACCTTCTTTTAATCTATTTATACAAAAAGAAAGGGTTCATTTAGAACCCTTTCTTTTTGATCAAGATTGCAGTGTAGGTTAGCTGAGTTGCTTCAATAGGTAGATTTCGATAATCGCTCTAACTAGCGTTCCACGAATGAAAGCAAATTCTTTTTTGGTCCATTCAACGACTCGTTCTCTTTTCTCTGAATTGCTTAGGTCTGCGTTTTTCATTTCCTCGACCAATTCAATAACACGATCAAAAACGCCAGTACCAGCATACCATCTTAGTGCGGTATAAACCATATTGATTGCAGTGACTTTAAAATTCATTCTCGTTTTCTCCAATTAAATT